CGCTCGGGAACAGATCAAGAAATATGAGGCAGATCAAGTCGGCCTCCCCTTGATGGGCGATGAGAAGAAGGCCAAGAAGATGGCGAAGGGTGGCGTGGTAAGGCGCTGCAATCCTCGGAAGGCTCGCAGAGGCATGTAATGCGCAGCAAGAAGATGTCCCAATCCAAGGCTGACAAAAAGTATGCGGATGGAACCACATACAAGGACAGCAGCGGAAAGACCCATAGGCGGGTTTCGCATCCGGGAACGAAGCGAGGGGACGCTTATTGCGCGAGAACGGTAAGTCAAAAGAGAACACCAAAGGTCAAGGCCAGACGTAAGGCCTGGGGCTGCAAAGGACAGAAGAGCGTTAAATAATGGCCACTTCAGGTACAGCTACGTACAACATGGACATCCTCCAGATCGCGGAGGAGGCCTTTGAACGTGCCGGGACAGAGTTGCGAACAGGGTACGACCTGCGCACCCTCCGGCGCTCCCTGCATCTCATGGGCCTGGAATGGGCCAACCAGGGCATCAACCTGTGGACTATCGATGAGGGAACCCAGGCTTTGACGGCAGGGACAGCCTCGTACACGCTACCTGCAGACACGATTGACCTTGCTGAGCACTCTGTGCGGCTGGATACGGGCGTTGGGACTGCATCTCAGACAGATTACAGCCTGACCCGCATCTCCGTGTCCACGTATGCCTCACGGACAAATAAGCTTACGCAGGGCCGTCCTACGGAAATATACATTGACCGACAAACAGCCGCTCCTGAGGTGACTTTGTGGCCTGTGCCTGACGACAGTTACACTCTGGTGTATTGGCGTATTCGCAGAATTGAAGATGTCGGTGACAATACGAACAACTATGACATTCCAGCGAGGTTTCTCCCATGCCTGGTTGCTGGCTTGGCGTATCAGATAGCCATGAAACGTCCTGAGTTGGCGACCAGGGTGCCCACCTTAAAGGCTATTTACGAGGAACAGTTCCAGTTAGCAGCCTCTGAGGACAGGGAAAAGGCGAACCTCGTGTTCACCCCTCTATCGGATTACGTGGATGTCGGCTAAGTATGCAAAAGGCAGTGAAGCTTTTGGGTTCTGTGACAGGTGCGGTTTCCGCTACCCTCTCGCAGACCTCAAGTATCAAATGGAGAACCAGCGCCCTAATGGTCTGCGTGTCTGCATGGAATGCAAGGATCAAGACCATCCTCAGCTTCGCCTTGGGACGTTCAAGATACATGATCCCATTGCTTTGCGCGATCCGCGCCCTGACAACGCTGAGGCTGAAAGCAGGAAGTTTTTCGGGTGGGGGCCTGTTGGCCACACGTCATTAAAGGCCACTGGGGCGGTTGGCACCGTCACGGTTGTTACCAGCTAGGAGGCTGACATGAAGAAAGATAAGCCAGGAGTTAAGAAATACGCAAGCGGCGGCAAGGTCATTAAGACCGGAGAGCCCGCCAAGAAAATGACCATGAAGGGCGCGGGTGCTGCGACCAAAGGGAAATCCTTCTCTAGGAACGGCTGATGACCTACGCGGAACTTGTACAGTTAATCAAAGACTATACTGAGAATACGGAGACATCCTTCGTATCTCAGATCGATAGCTTTATTAAGCGGGCAGAGGAACGCATCCGCAACTCTGTGCAGCTTCCTGTTATTCGTAGGAATGTCACATCTACAGTAACGGCAAGTAATGAATACTTGACCCTGCCGACTGATTTCTTGTCGCCATTTTCCTTGGCAATACAGGACGGCAGCGGAAACTGGTCTTTCTTGTTGAATAAAGATGTGAACTTTATCCGGCAGTCCTATCCGTCATCCTCGACAACGGGGTTGCCCAGGTTTTATGCGCTGTTTGATGAGGACACGGCCATCATGGCCCCGACCCCGGATAGCGCGTACAACGTCGAGCTTCATTATTTCTCAGAGCCCGCAAGCATCGTGACGAATGGAACGTCATGGCTTGGCGACAACGCAGAAGGCGCGTTGCTGTATGGCTCTTTGATTGAAGCCGCTTCGTTCATGAAATCTGAGCCTGACACTGTCGCAGATTACGAGAAACAGTTCAATTCGTCGCTCCAGCTTCTGAAGAACCTGGGTGATGGGAAGAGCCGCATGGACGCATATCGCAATGGTCAGGTTAGGTATCCAGTACAATGATGAGCATGAGTTTCGGTGAAGTTGGCAATGTTTTGGTGGCGACGACGAATAACCGGGGGCATTCTCCGGAAGAACTGGCTGACCTTGCATTGGACAAAATCATCCAGGTTTCGGGGGAGGTGCCGCCCGAAATAAAAGATCAAGTTGTAGCGTTCAAAGAAAAACTCCGGTATATATTGACTGATTATATTTCAAGAGGTCAGCAGAGTGAGCGCACAACGATGATCGCAGCCCTTGAGAAAGAAGGCCATTCCTTGGCCGCTGAAATTGTAAGGAGGCTCTAATGGCCATTACTCAAGCGATGTGTACCAGCTTCAAGCAAGAGCTTTTGACTGCGACACATGACTTCACACTATCGACGGGAAGCACGTTTAAGATCGCGCTGTATACGTCTGCAGCAACACTCGACGCCACAACCACAGCGTATACGGCAAGCAACGAGGCATCTGGTACGGGGTACACGGCCACAGGCAATACGTTAACGAATGTAACGCCGACCACCTCAGGGACCACGGCCCTTACGGACTTCGCTGACACCACATGGTCTACGGCAACGATTACGGCTCGTGGGGCGCTCATCTACAATGATACGGCTGCTGGTGACCCTGCAGTTGTTGTGCTGGACTTTGGTTCTGACAAAACGTCAACGGCTGGGGATTTCACGATCCAGTTCCCGACCGCTGATGCGAGCAACGCTATTATTCGGATTGCGTAGTGACTGATGCAGTTGTTGCTTTCGAAGGCTGGAACAGTTCTCTCCGATCATGGAGTGAAGGAGCTTTCGGCCAAAGCGAAGGCAATTCTCTGCAAGGAGCCACAGGTTCAGTTGGCTCCGTTACAGTCACCACATCTGCTAATGTTTTTCCCATTGGCCTTAGTGGCACGGGGCAAGTCGGTGATGAGACAACAAGTGCGAATGCAAATGTTTACCCAGTTGGGACAAGCGCGACGGGCCAAAACGGCAGCGTTGACCTTGTTACAAACAACATTATTGCGGTCACGGGGCTGGCCGGGACAAGCGCAGTCAATGATGTCGCTGTTGCCGCTGATGCAAACGTATTCCCGACCGGGGAGACTGCGACAGGCTTCACTGGTACGGTTGCAGTCACGGGAGTGGCAAATGTGTTCCCAACAGGCCCTTCCGCAACAAGCTCAGTCGGCAGCGCGGCAGTCGATGCTGCTGCAAATGTTTTCCCGACGGGGGTTTCTGGGACGGTCTCTGACGGTTCTGTCGTCGTTGATGCAGCGGCAAATGTGTTCCCAACAGGCCTGTTTGCAACAGGACACGCCAACAGCGTTCGCATTTGGGGTGAGGTTGGCGCAGCAGACACTAATTGGTCAGATGTTGACGACAGCGAAACATCGAATTGGTCAGATGTTGATGACAGCCAGTCAAACTCCTGGTCTGACATCTCTGTGTAGGAGTTTATAGATGGCAAGCACGTATACCACAGAGCTTAGAATTGAAAAGATTGGCACCGGGGAACAAACCGGGACCTGGGGCACAACGACAAACACCCAGTACGACCTGTTTGAGGCCGCTATATCTGGCGCGGCTGCTGTGACGCATGACGATACAGCAAACTACACCCTGACCACGAGCAACGGCTCAGACGATGAGGCGCGTCACATGTTCCTGGATATTGGCGGAACACTGACTGCAGCCCGCAATGTTGTAGTTCCCACGTCAAACAAGCTGTACTTCGTGTACAACAACACCAGCGGAGGCTTTGCGGTTACGGTGAAGACATCTGCAGGTACTGGCATTTCCGTCGCGAACGGAGAGCGCAGGCTTCTCCGCTGCGATGCAACCAACGTAGTTGACGCACTACCGAACACTAAGGCCAGCATTGGTCTTGTATTGGCATTAGGAGGCTAATATGGCTGAAGTTTTCCAGCGAGTTATCCAGGACAGCACGGCATCATACGCCACCATGTACACCTGTCCAGCATCTACCACGGCAATCATCATTGGTTGTCAGGCGGCAAATACTGACACGTCAGCACACCCTTTCAGCATCAAGTCAGTCACATCTGGCGGGGGTTCTGAAGCGATCCTTGCAAATGAAGTATCGATCCCTGCAAACGACGCCCTGAACCCTATTCAGGGAAAGCTCGTCCTTGAGGCTGGTGATTATGTTCAGATCGACAGCGATGGAACCAGCGTCGAAGTAACGATGAGCATTCTGGAGTTGAGCTAATGCCCGGATTTCTGATCAGTTCTGGACGGCTAAACGAAGATAACATTGCTGACGGGGCAGTAACGACAGACAAAATAGCTGATGATGCGGTCGGCTTGACTAAGTTGGCGTCTGGAACCGATGGCAACCTTATCACTTACGACGCGAGCGGAAACCCTGCAGCGGTTGCCACGGGAACATCAGGCCAGGTTTTGACATCTAACGGCGCTGGCGCGGCTCCAACGATGCAGGACGCTGCTGGTGGCGGGATGCAGTCGATGCAAGTGTTTACGGCAAGTGGCACTTGGACAAAACCAGCCGGAATTACCAAAGTCAAAGTCACCGTTGTTGGCGGTGGCGGTGGCGGTGCTGGCGGTAACTCGAGCTACCGCACAGGCGGCGGCGGTGGTGGCGGTGGTGCCGCCATTGAATTTATTGATGTTACTGGAACTTCTAGTGAAACAGTGACTATTGGCTCTGGCGGTGCTGCTGGCGGGTCAAATAGTGCTGGTAGTGCCGGAGGTACTTCGTCGTTTGGTTCGTTCTGTTCTGCAACAGGTGGCGGCGGCGGGTCTGCCGAAGGAAGCGGGACGCGTGCGGGTGGCACAGGAGGCGCGGGGTCTGGCGGCGACATTAACATTACTGGTCAAGCTGGTGATGGCGTTCAGACGAATGACAATCAATCTGGTGCAACGGGCGGTTCTTCGATCCTTGGTGGTGGTGGACTTGGAGGCGGTCTTGCTGCAAGCGCAACAGGTGGCGCTGGAGGAAACTACGGCGGCGGCGGGGCATCCACCTCCGGGTCGCAAGCTGGCGGTGCTGGTGCTGGCGGTATAGTAATCGTTGAGGAGTACGCATAATGAAACGCGCTCTTGTTCAAGGCACACGTATCTGTGAGTTTGTCGCAACGGTAGCTGATCAATTCCCCGTGCATGAAAGCATGGTCTGGGTTAATGTGCCTAATAACACGACGACACAAGACACCTACGAAAATGGCATGGTAGTTAAATATGTCGATCCCGTTCCCGGTCCACTGCAAGCTATCGCCTCACTGGAAGCCCAGATCACTCAACGCCGTCTGCGTGAGGCTACGCTGACAGACGAAGGCAAGGCGTGGCTGCAGGATATCGAAGACCAAATCGCCATTGAGAGGGTCAAGCTATGAGCCAACTTCTTATCGGTCGCGGCGTAAACGACGCTGATTATGACGTTTTCAGCGGAGATGCCTCGACAACAAGCTTCACCCTCAGCAACGCCACATCAACGAAGGGTGCAACGGTAACCATCAGCGGGGTCACTCAGCGTCCCGGCACGGACTTCACGGTGTCCGGCACGACGCTGACGTTTACGTCTGCGCCGCCCACTGGCACGAACAACATCCTCGTCCAGTACAACAAGTCTATTACTATTGGCGCTCCTGGCGATGGGACTGTAACGCTGGCGAAGATGGCCGCAAACTCCGTTGACAGCGACCAGTACGTTGACGGGTCAATAGACCTTGATCACCTAGCAAACGAGAGCAAGCCATACGACATTGGTTTCCAAGCAGGTATCGCGGGTGACGGCACAGCGGAAGACTTGGCTGTTCAGCGTTACGGCAAAATGATCTTACCTCGCGCAGTGACGTTTGAAGATGTCGAGATACACATGGACACGGCTGGCACTGGTCAGTCTGTTATTTACGACATTGAGTTGAACGGATCATCAATCTTCTCGACGCGCCCAGAGTGTGACGCCTCGTCGCAGACAGAAGACGGCAACCACGCTTTTTCGACAACGACAGGCGCGGCTGGCGATTATCTTGAGTTTCACGTAGATCAGATTGGTTCTGGTACTGCTGGGGCTGGTGCGGCATTTACGTTGAAAGCACGGACAGGATCGTAATGCCGTATCTAAACACAACCCTCACTAGCTGTAGAAACACGGTTCCTGATTTTCAAGCCGTGACGGGTGCGTGGTCAACGTCTGGGACTTGGTCAGATGCAAGTGGTGATAGCATAAATCCTTCAGGAAACAACATCTACGCTAATAGAAATATCGCGCTATCTGGTGAGTTTGAGATACGTTGGAAGTTTAATCCAGGCGGGACATCTGCTGCTGGGATGGATTTTGGAATTGGCCCATCGTCAGCATTTCCAGACTATAGGTTTCCTTCGAGCGGCATAAGCAACGATTACATTGGTTTTTTTGATAGGCCTGTCAATGGCTCGATATATTGTTATCAATACGGCGCTCAAAGCGACCCTCCTGTAATTGATTACAACACAGGGTTTAGAACCACTGATTTTCTGTATTTAACTAGAGATGCCAGTAATAACATACGACTGGAAAATTCCAGCCGGAGTGTACTGCACACGTTTGGGGTTACAGTCTCCACAACCGTCATGCTGATGGCGGCAGTGTCAACAGATAGTAACAACTGCGCTATTTCTGACATTGCGTATAGAGAAGTCTACACAGGATAAAAATAGGAACCGGGAATGACGCAGACAGTTCAAACCGAAATGCAAGATAACATTGGCGCAAACCTCATCACCAACGGCAACATGGCTGTGGCTCAGAGGGGTACGTCTTTTGCGTCACCGTCTAGCGGCAGCTATACATTAGATCGCTTTTATTGGAACTTTTCCGGCAGCGGTGCCGTAACCATCACGCAGGACACGGATGTTCCAACAATCGCAGAGGCGGGTATTGATTTTAAAACTTCAATGAAGATAGACGTTACAACTGCCGATGCTTCTTTGGGGGCTACCGACACGTATTCTATTATCCAACCCATTGAAGGCTTTAACACTGCTCATCTAGGTTTTGGTGCCAGCGATGCCGCGACAGTAACCCTGTCATTTTGGGTCAAGTCTCCAAAAACAGGAACGAACCATGTGGCGTTTTATAACGCGGCAGTAAACAGGTCATACCCCGCCTCGTACACCGTGACCTCTGCAAACACTTGGGAAAAGAAAACGATAACGCTCAGTGGTGACGTTACTGGCACTTGGGTCGGCGCAACCAACGGCATCGGACTCAACATATCCTTTGCCCTTGGCGTAGGCTCGAACTACGAAGGTACTGCGGACGCTTGGCAGGCTGGCATCCTTACTTCTGCCTCTGGCGCTGCAAACTGCATGGACAACACCGCCAACAACTTCTTCCTGACAGGCGTCAAGCTAGAGGTCGGCTCCACTGCCACGGACTTTGTTCCTGATAATTACGGCACGGCATTGGCCAAGTGCCAACGCTACTACTGCGAAACAGGGACAGGCTTGGCATGTTATCTCTCGTCAGCTTCACAAAACTTTGTCTCTGACGTATACCCAGTTGAGATGCGAGCAGCGCCAACGATTACGCTTCTTGATACAAGCCCGACAATCCAAGGGGCGACAGCTTCGGAAACAGGCGTATCGTCTGCGATTGACTTCTCAAATATAGATACGCTTGGTGCAGCACTTCGTATCAATGGTTTCACCCAGACCACTGGGGAGAGCGGCTTTATGGCGAACGGCACGACCAAAGTATTTGCTCATTCGGCAGAATTGTGAGGTTGCAATGAATTTTGAAGACTTAAAGTACGCAGACGCTAACGAGGACTGCATTATCGGTGTGATTGACGGTAAGTCTACGGCAGTGCCTGTTGACCCGTCCAACAAAGATTATCAAGAAATCATGCGCCTTGTAGACGCTAGTGAATTGACTATCGCGGACCCTGACTGATTATGGACCCGGTAACGATTGGATTAGCCATTGCCGGGGCAAAGAAACTCGTCGAGACCGCTGGTGATCTGAAAGAGATTGTCGGCGGCATCGACAAATTGCTGTCTGCCCAAGAAGCCAAGCCACCAAAAAAGAAAAAACCAAAGACGCGGATGCAGCAAATTTTGAGGATGAGGTCCGGCGACGCAGACTACGACGACGAGACCAGTATCTCGTCTGTTGCCAACGATGTGTTGGAGGCGCGGCAGCAAGAGGAGGCAATCGCATCGCTCAAAAAAGAGATTGACCGGAAGTGGGGACAAGGCACATGGGACAGCATTGTTGATGAGCGTGAAAAGAGAATAGCGGCAAAGGCAGAAAAGCAGAAGAAAGCCAAGGCAGCAGCAGCAGCAAAGGCAGATAAGGACAAGGCATTTTGGGACACCGTGTATCGCTGGATGCTTGAGGGCTTTAAATTGATATGCGTGCTTGCGGCGGCGGTAGTTGTTGGCGCAATTCTCTGGGCTAATCGCTGCACTGGCGGAGACTGTTAATGGAATTAGGAACCAGAGAGCTCGTTCAATTTATAAGCCTCGTCGCAACACTAGCCGGGGCTTTTGCTGTTGTGAAATCGCAGCTCGCACGAGTAATCGAAGACCTCAAGAATATTGAAGCAGAAATGCACACGATTAATGACAGACTTGACACAATCGAAAGCGGGTCGGCTGTCTTTAAGCATCAGGTCAACGTGCTGGGCAACATACTA